CTATTGTCTTTAGCCATATCCATCATTTTATTCGCTAACGTCATTTGCATGTCGTATTGTTTATCCATCATGTCCTTAGCCATTGCAAGAACATCGTATCGTATTTGATAAGGGTTTGCCATATCTTTTCTCCTGTGTGTATTGTGTTAACTAAAGTATTTATTCAACATTTCTAGATGGTCTTCATATTTTGCCATCTCTTCCAGTTCTTTTTCAATTGCATCCATAATATCTGAATGCTCACCTACACCAACTGGATTTGTGAGGTAAACTTCTACATTTAATTTATGTTTATTAATATGTGCTTGAGCATGCTCGCGAGCAGCACGAATCATTTTATCTCTCATTACATTCTCTCCATATGCTATCAAAAGATCTTAAGCCTTTTCGCTCATAGTCTCTACTTAATTTTTGATATGCTTTTTTAAGTTTTTCTTCCTTTGACATTACATCACATGTATCCCAATCTATCATTTGCATATCATTACCATTAACCATTATATTTTCTAATGCCCAATCTCCATGTCCAAACGGACCGGTTTCCTCTATATTACTGTGAACAAAGTTTACAAGGTTTTTTACAAATTTAGGATTAATACCTAAGGTTTTAGCATTTACGCCAGGAACTTCTTTTATAACAAAAGTCATTCTAGAGTGACTATACATGGTATTTATATAATATCCTGGATTTATAGTGTTCATAATTCTTATATGTTTATTATACCAATAATAGTCACCCCAAAGAAGTTCTTTTATGTAGCAATTATTTCCTTTATAAACTTGTCTAATTTTGTTGGCGTCTCCGTCAACTCCATATTTAGTCTTTAGTAATATCATCACCCATCTTTGTCAAGTAATCAATAATCTCTTGACGCTTAGCTTCTTTCTTTTCTCTAAAATTCATTTTAGTGCCTTTGACTAGTTTCTTAGAATTTTCTAGCCAAGCGTGCATAAGCTCAGGTGTCCACTCTGGATTCTCTTCAGCCCAAGCGCTAAACTTCTTACTATACTTATAATCGCCTTGCGCTGTACCTCTATTCATAATGTTCCAAAGGTTTGGTCCTGTTTTATTTTTGCCACCTTCTTCAATACTATGACAGCTAGCACATTTCTTAAATGCTTTATCTGCATACGCAGTTGTAGACAATAGTACGATAGCAACTGTAGCTAATAATTTCTTCATGTTCTGCTTCCTCTTAATGCAAAAAATAATCCACCAACCCATAGTAGTACATGTAAGTTATCATATAAAATGACATCCATAAAACTTTCAGGTTGGCCTATCCATATGACACCTGTCATAATAGAACAAATAACAATACCGCAAAAGCGAGTAAGTAAATCTCCTAAGTCCTGTATCCAAAAATCCCAAATAGGTGTTCCATCTATTTTGGAAACCATAATACCACTTAGCAGTAATCCTAATCCAGCTCCTATCTCTCCTAGAGTTACAAAAGCCCATACGATAAATGGTAATCCCCATGCTTCTGCAGTCTCTGCATCAATAGGCCATTTATCAAATCCTTGTTGTAAAAAAACAATAGCCAATGGAATACGTAGTAGCCAATGACTAAAACAAAATTCTGGTATTTTTCTAATAATATTTCTCATTTTATTTCCTAGACCAATGGGCCAGCTTACGCCGGCCCACTACTGTATTATTTTTCTCCAGTATTTCTCAAGTTCTGAATCTCTAACATACACTTCTTAGCTTCTTCATGATAGCCTAGTGCAGTTAGCTGTGCTGCAGCCCTTGAATATCCGACAACTTCACAAGTTCGAGAAATTGAACTCCAGAAGCCGGAAAGCGGTGCGAAGACATAATTCATTACTGCTGTAGTCATACCCACCCCTCCAAATTATTATTGGTTTGAGCGGAACGCTTATGAGTTGGATCGCCGGCTGCGATCGCTTTTATGTCTCCTCTGCCTATACCGATATCATTTAATTCAGCATCGGTTAAAGCTCTTAGTTCGTTGATTGTTTTTTTCACAGCCTTATATCTTTTATAAGATTTGTGCCAATCAACAAACAAATTAAAGAGTCCTTTAGTCGGACTCAGTAAGTAGTTGTTTAGTACGTGTGTTGTCATGTTCGACCTCGCTATGTTTTCCAATTGAAATTTTACGAGGACGCATTTCTTCAGGGATGACGTACTTCAGTTCTATCGCAAGTATACCATCCTGAATATCTGCTCCGTGCACTTGTACGTGCTCAGACAGCCGGAACGTACGCTTAAACTTCTTGGTAGAAATACCTCGATGAATAAACTCACGACCCTTAGACTTATGATCGCCCGTTACAGTAAGCGTACGATCTTTAACCTCAACAGATAATTCATCCTTAGAGAAACCAGCGATTGCTAGCTCAATCAGATAATCTGTTTCACCTGTCTTAATTATATTATGTGGAGGGTAGTGATCGTTTGCATGTTTTGCAGTCCATTCAAGCTCGTTGAATAGATGGTCGAAACCAACAAAAGATGAACGGGGAAAAAGTGTTTGTAAGCCTGTCATTGTTATCTCCTTTGACTAAAGCAAGATTGTAAATGGACCCGCACCATGCGGCATCCTATTCTATATATAATAACTTTTTACGTAATGTAAACCTTACATACATAAATCGTCATATTTAGTTGTGTGGACACGATGTTCTGATAAATCGTATCCACTTCTAACCTTTTTACTTAGAACCGATATTATATTTCGGACAAAGTTCCCAATCATTTTTTTCCTTATAAGGTATAATTTTTATTTGTCTCATTGGAGCCAATGGCTCTACATTTTTATCTATCGTAATAAGTCCCCAATCACTCATAAGCTGAGCAATTGTGTTGCGTCTGGCAATGTCATTTTCTTCTAAATTTGACTTCTTGCCGTCTAGCAAAAATAATTCTTTAAAATGCACAATAAAGTATCTACCTTGCTTATGCAGTATATGACAAGATTGATATAGTTTCTTGTCTTTACGTGAAGCCACCCCTATTCGTGTGAGTGTTTCTCGAACCTTTAAAAAGTCATCAGGCTCGTTTAGTGTAACCTCTAACATAGAGGCAGGTGTCCACTCTATTATATTATTTTCTTCCACCTTTATAAACCTTCTGTTTCAATATGCTGAGTTGATCAGCTGTCAGAAGCGTTAAGGCTTGTCTGGCTTTTTCGTTATTATAACCATAATATTCCTTAACAACTTCCACGTCATTATCAGAAACAGACTTTTGCCATTTTGAAAAGCGTTTCCGTTTCCTTACCATATTTATAAAAAAATCAAATTGTAAACGCTTATCGATAGTGTGGTTAACATTCATTTCATTAGCAAATAAAACTGTATCTTGAAAATAAGATAAAGCACGATTTACCATAAAAGGATTGTATGCTTTTTCTGCAAGATCGTCAACCATAATATCTTTCTTAGTCATATTAATTGAGTTGACGTATTCAAATGGATTCAAGACATATCCTCCACGCCACCATCTTGGCCAGGCCATACGGTTCGCAATGATTGTAGTAATTGGTGCTGATCAAACATATTCGTATCAACGTTATTTAATTTTAAATCTTTAAAAAATAATTGCGGTACAGTTTTCAATCCTTGTTCTTTTAAGAATTGTTTACCTTCAACATTTTCTGATACGTTGATAGTGTCATATTCAATACCCCATGAATCAAGCTTTTGTTTCATGATTGAACAGTAACCACAATTGTTTTGAGTATAAAGTTTAAGTAAATTCGACATTGGCCATTACCTCTGTTAAGCAAGCTACAACGTTGAGTTCGTGATCAGCAACGAATGCATTTTTATATTGATAGTCTGCAAGAATTAAAACCAATTGAGGTATAGACGAAGGTGTAACTTTATCTGACATACGATCGTATATGGATCTAAAAATTGCGGCTGCATCAATATCTATATTGTTTACTACCCACGTACGCATTTTTTTGAAATCTTTTGATTTTAAATGCGCAAATAAATCGTTATAGTTACTATCAGATATATTATCCAATACACCTAAGTCTATCTTACCTGATAAAGAATAGCGCTGTAGTTCGTTTAGAACTCTACGCCAATCAGGATAATGTTTCATAATAAGCTCAGCTAAAGCTTTATTGTCATATGAAATGTTTTCTGTATCTAAGATAGATTGACAACGTATCATGAACTCATGACAAAGCGATTGCTTATTGCCACCATTAAATTCATATACACCACAACGAGAATGAAGTGGTTCAATTATTCTATTCTTAAAATTACATGTTAGGATGAACCTACAGTTGTTGGCAAACTCTTCAATAAAACCACGAAGAGCTGGTTGTGTAGACTGTGGGTTCAAGTAATCAGCCTCGTCAAGGATCACAACCTTGTAACCACCTTGAAGCGAGACAGTGCTAGCAAACTGCTTGATCTTACCACGGAGAGTGTCAATGTTACCTTCTTCGGAACCATTGATCACAATATAATCTAAATCAAGCATATTGCATAAGGCTTTGGCAACTGTTGTTTTACCTAAGCCAGCAGAACCAGTGAACAACATGTTTGGTAGCTCACCAGCTTCTGCAATCTTATTGAAAGTATCCTTTAGTGCTTGTGGTAGAATACATTCATCTATAGTTTGTGGTCGATACTTCTCGACCCATAAAAACTGTTCCATTCATAACTCCATTACAAAAAAATATTATATCACATTTGAGCAAGAATGTAAACCTATTCGTCAGTCTCCATGGCTGCGTCTTGTTGCAAGTTTTCTACGATAGAAATAATTTGAATAGCTTGATCTCGCAACTGACCAATGGTGGAAAGTTCTTCACCTTTAAAACCACCTCGTTGTGTAACAGCATCTACTACTGCAACAGTAGAGCGTGCTACGTTATTAGCGAGCTTCATTAGCTCGTCATACTTTTTGTCCGTCATATTATTCTCCGATTGTTGACGATTTCTCTAGAGCAATCCAATAACTTACGTTAGTAGACTTATGCTTAAATTGGCTAATTAGTTTAGAAGAGATACTTACCTCATAATCACCCGGTATGATTTTCAAATTACCAATGTTAATTACATAATTGAACTTCTGTAAGGATATGGAGGTATGCGGAACATCTATTGAATAAGTATTCGATGTCGCATTTTCGTTATCTACCACAGAAAGAGTTAAGCCATTTTCACCTGCAGTAACTGATACTTCGTTATGACCTAAAGCTGAAGCAGCACTACGTAGTTTATTTAAAGTATCACCATCTAGCGTAAACTGTACTTCAGCATCTGGCATATTAATATCTTTTTGTGGAGATGTAAGCGTTTCTTCTGGAGAGAAGAAATACCTGATTTTTGATCGACCACTTTGATCGCTGATAGTTACAGACTCTTCAGCAAATTTAAGATTAGGTTTATCGACCAATGATAGTACACTAATGAACTCTTTGAGATCATAGATACCAAACTGTTGAGGGAACTCATTATCTACAACTGCAGTAGCTAATACGTTTTTAGCTTCACTGATTGTTTTGATTGTGTTACCTGATTTAATTAAAATATTCGGATTGATATCCGAAAAGTTTTTAAGAACGTTTAACGTTTGTTCTTGCAATTCCATAATATACTCCGTGGATTAAACATTATTTATTCTACCATAGTTCACAGCAAATGTAAACCATTATGCAGCCATTTTACTAAAATTTCTTTCTTTTTTGAATTCGATTTTAGCTTCAAACTTGCCATCAAGTATTTCACCTTTGTGTGATATCACAAACACATTGGTGTTATCATCAAGTGTATATAAGATCTTAAGTAGATTTTCCACACCATCATGATCTAGTGATGAGTCAAACGTTTCATCTAAGATAAGTAAATTAGTAGCCACTGAATTTTTCATCTTAGCTATTTGACGCCATGTAAAGAGAAGAGCTAAGTCAATACGTTGCTTTTCTCCTTCACTAAACGAATCATATGTAAATGCATCACGATGTCGTGAACGTATTGTTTCTTGAAATGATTCATCTAGATTAAAATGGACAAAGAAATCAAGTGTCTGTAGGTATTGGTTAGACAACTTGTTAATAGCAGGAAGATATTGCTTAATGATTTTTGTTTTGATACCTGTATCCTTAAGCATTTCTGCCATTACAGAATTATAATTAAACTGTTCAGATATTTCAAACTTTTGCTCTACACACGATTGTTTGTTTTCTCGCATGCCTTCCAAATCATTTTTAGCTTCTGTTAAATCTGCTGCTACCTCTTTGTCTATAAACTTTTGGTATTCTGTTATAGATCTTTGTAAAGACGAGATATCTTTATTATTATCTGTGAGTTTATTTAATTTTGTTCTTAACTCTTTTGCTATCTCTGTAACTTCATGTATTTTATTTTCTAATACTACACCTTCTTCACCTAAAGATTTAGATGTAGACTTTAATGATTTAGCTTCTGCTTTACATTCACTTAAATTATGATCACGTAACTCACCGGTGATCTCAGATGAACACTCAGGACAGGTAGTTTGAGTCTCATAGAATTTAGCACGTTTCGCTACTGTAGACATCTTAGTTCGAATATCCTGCGAATCGAGTAATAATACCTGACGTCTATCATGAAACTTCTTCAGACTTTCTTCATTAGCTTTTATAGCATCATCAAGTCCTTCACTTAAAGTATTGTTTTCTTCTTGTAAATCTTTTATATCGCTTTCAGCCTGTGATATTCTTTGTTCATATTCTTTTTTATTCTCATCAGTCACAGCTTTAATATCACGTATATATTTTTCCTGTGTCTGAATTTTATTTGTTATGATATCTATCTGATAATTTAAATCTTTTAAAGTATCGCGAAGCATAGTCTGCTTTTCTTTTAAAAGATGATTCATCTTAGAAAATACATTAATGTCCAGAAGATCCTCGATGACATCTCTACGATGTCCACCTGCAAGCTGCATAAATGGAATGAAGGATGAGGAGCCAAGCACTACAACTTGATGGAAACTTTTATGATTAAGTTTCAAGATGTTTTGTTCGAGGATCTTCTGGTACTCTTTGGCATGTGATGACTGGTTAATCATCGTGCCGTTTTTCCATATTTCAAATATACCTGGCTTAATACCACGTATAACTTTAAAACTACTTTTACCTACATCAAAGCATACTTCAACCACGCAGTCTTTATTATTAATAGAGTTTATAAGCTGTGGCTTATTAATATTTCTATGTGGTTTACCAAATAACGCGAACGAAATAGCATCAAGCATTGTAGATTTGCCAGCACCATTATGTCCTACTACTAATGTAGTCTTGTTTCTATTTAAATCTATTTCTGTAAATGTATTGCCAGTGGATAAAAAGTTTTTCCACTTGACAGTATTAAATTGTATCATGCAACCTCTAGTGCTTGTGCCTCAGTCATGAGTTCACGCATCTGAACTTTAATTTTATCTTTATCCAAATCCGTATCTACACCGTCGATATATGAATCAACAATCGTAGATGTATCGTCAAACTCTATGTCCTCGTCCTCAACATTCTCACCAATAAACTCATTAAAGTTTTCAGCAATCTTTAGTTCGTGTATGTTTACACTTTGTACACGATCTACGAATCTATCGAATGAAAATGCATCCTTCTTATTTACTACCACAATCTTTACAAATTTCTTTTCTAATTGTGATACATCATAATTATTATAATCTATTTTGTCGTCATTGTAAACAATTTTATGAAATAATGTGTATGGATTTCTAATCTTTTCTACTTCACGCGTTTCTGTATCGATAACGTGAAAGGACTTAGGATCATGAGCATCTGACCAGAAAAATTCCATTTGTGATCCTAGGTACCAGATGTTATCACGTTTAGATCCACAATGGAAATGACCAGTCAGTACCTTTTCAAACTTTCTAAAGATCTTGTGATCCATTCCATGTACGCTTTTAATACCACGCATCATTTCAAACCCATCGAGTTCAAGATGTGCGCCGCACCAATCAGCTTTACAGGTCTTAATAAACTTCATGGTATCATCATAGTTTTCTTGATTAATCCATGGAACCATAGCAATCTTTAAAGAACCATATTCCATAACTTTTGGTTCCATAATGATATG